ATCGTCATCAAAATCATGTTGATGGCGGCTTGGTTTCCTAATTGCCTTTCAGCAACTCCTTGACCCCATGGGCCAACTACAGGCTCCGAATAATGGATGAATTCAAAAGGAAACTTATCTCTTTCATATTCTTCCGAATCCAATAGCCCAGACGTGCAAGCAATAGCATGAGCGCCATCCTTGGCATCTGGCGAAGAAGGAAGTCGCCAGCCCTCCACAACCATGAGGAGATCACTTACAGAAGTCGATGCCGAACCGCTTGTGTCAGGATAAGCGCGCTCAGCGCCAGCAAGCATCTTTTCTTTCTTCGGAAATGCTCGCATCAACACATTGCGATCAATCAAGTTCAGCTCATAAAGCTCTCGAGGTCTTTGATGAAATGAGTCATTTGCATCAAAGAGCAGCTGCGTTGATAGTCTTCGCTCAAGACTTACGCGCTTTTTCGAATCTTCTAGGATCTTTACGCATCCAGTACCCCAGATACATGCATCCCTAATCAATTGCTTTCTGAGCTTGTAGTAGCCCGTCTGATAGAACTCGCCGGCAATGAAAGCATTCATCTGCTTTGCGAGATCGCGCTGCTTGTAATTGCCATTGTCAGTAAGGAATACGGGCCTCGGCTTGTTCATGCAGATACGAGAAACCACCGTATCCGTAATGCTGGTAATAACAGACATGGTGGGACGGTTAGATGGAAGCTGGTTCTTAATAACAAGCCTAGTCAGGTTTGTTCCTACTGCGCCAAAAAGCGGCATATTGCCATATAGCGTCGCGTACAGACTCATCTGCCGATACCGATACTGATTCTGCGTCTTTAAGAATGCCGCCGTGCCCAAAAGCTTTGAAGACATGTCTCCATCATCCGATGAATTCCACCAATCACCCGGAGACTCATGATTACTTTCAGTTCTTGTCTTTGCCTGGATCTCTTTACGCTGCGGCCTTTCAGTCTTTGTGATCTTAGGCATTATTTGGCCTCAAGTTGTTCAGGAGTCATAGCGCCAGTAGACCAAAGAAGAATTTCCTCTTCGGTATAGTGCTTCACGGCAGGCATTTCAGTGGAATTGTCGGGAAGAATTTTTCCACTTGGAACATCTTCAGGGATGTCTATGCGCTTTTCGGAGAGAGAAAGTTCAACTTCTGGCGTTTTATAGTGCAAAATGCCGGCATTGCGCATTGCTTTTGCCAGCATTTTCATCTTTTTGATATCGGCATCCATTAAAGACGCCCAATAGTCTAGGAATGGCTGTGTGGGTAGGATTCGAACCTACGATTGCTTGCTTAACAGGCAAGAGCCTTACCACTTGGCCACCACACATCAATACTTCAACATCCGGCGCATACCTTCATGCATCCGGGATTTTCTCTCTTCTTCCGATTCCTCAACCTCAAAATTAGCATTATCATGAATCCATGCTTCTTCTGGAGTCGCATTGTTCAAGTCAGAATCTTCGATCTCGCCACCATGTGCGAGCATCGCAGTATTCGGATCAACTCCACGCTGCCTCATCATGCGCTGCACAAGAGATCGTTCGTGCATTGGTTGATGATAAGGATGAAGCTTTTCATTCATCGTATCGATCATGCCGCCATCGGCATAACCAAGTTCGGAATGCAGCTTCTCGTCTTCCTGTTGGCGTTCAGCTCTGCGCTTAGCAGTCGCCGCATCCATAGGATTTGCTTCTTCAGTCTGTGTCTGAGGAAGCACATTAGCTTGTTGCATCTTTTGACGTTCATTCATTCTCTGTTGGACCCGAGGATCTTCAGCACCAGAAGCACCAGAAGCACCAGCGGTATCAATGATTCCTTCATTTTCTACTTCACCACCATCGTCATAATTGACTTTAGTAGGACATTTTATCTGACTTTGCGCCTGTTTTGCTTCAGCTTGGCCCATCCGAAGCTTCTCTAACGCATGGATTGCCGCTTCCTGCTCACTTACAGAGTCGGGATGAACCTTGCTGCCAGCTTCCCCATCATCTGGGAACATTCCGCCTTTAGCCATCTTCTTAGCCGACCTACGCTTCATGGCGTAGGCAGCGGCAATAGACTGCTTCTGAGGATGACCTGCGTGCATCATCTCGGAAATGTTGTGGGACATGGTGTCTTGTGACGTACCGCGTTTAAGTGGCATTATTCTTTCTCCTCAAAATGTTCGCCTTCGACATGCGGCATCGCATCAAGACATTCAAATGCTGCCTTAAGAGCCATTGCAATTCCATGGATTGAATCGGTTTTGATAGCTGCATGAAGGTCTTCAGCAGCTGCTTTAAGTCCAGGATCGAGATTGCCGCCTACTTCCGGCGAAACTCCATCGAATCCATCCTCACCTTTGCGGCGGGACATGAGCATTGAAACTGTCTTTGACTTCTCATTGAGCCAAGGAAGAGACATGTCAGGTAGCCCTCCTGACATGCCCCATGGTCTACCTAATGTTTGGTGGGGAGATCAGGCAGACCATCTCTAAGCCTTACATACTTTCTCCATGCCCTTTCTCTCGGGCATACATCATGATCTTCCTTAGAAACTAGTTTATGATTCGAGCCTGCAAAGTAATGGCCAGAAAAACAGCAAACGCCATCCCAATGCGCAAGCTCAATGAAGTCTCTTCGTCCTTCATCGTCTTGATATGAGATAGCGCTTTCAGGAACTCGTGTTTTGAAAGGCGCATGACTTACCCATTCTAAAAATGCCAATTGAGTAGGCGTTAGTGGAAGTGTTTCCATGTGATCCAATTGGTTAAACCAATGACAACAAGCCAGACAGCTCGTTCAATCCAGCGAACTCCTCCGGTCCATCCTAGCAAGATGCCAAGCAATAGAACTCCAACATTAGGCCGCATCTGGCTTTGCCGCAGGAGCCTCGGGCGTATGCGACAACCTCTTCTGCGCATTATTCAACATGTCTTCAGCAATAACTCGGACCTTGTGTCTGAGTGCGCCACCGAAGAAGAACCAATCAATGACCAGAACAAAAACAATCGTTCCAACGCAATCTTTGTGCCTATCAAGATATTCTTTTGCGAAACCAAACATACCTTTTCCTTTCTGTTTCGAACATTTTCCTGGATTTTGAGTAGTTGCGGCTTGGTCTTGTCCAAAAACTATTCCCAAGCTAGCAGGACTATTGCCTTGCATTGCTTGTTGACCATTCCACCATATTTGACGGTTATAAAGTTGCTGCGCATTTGATATCTGCCCCATTGGATCACTCCCATCCTGCGTAATCCTTCCATTTACCATATGACTATTCTCATTCCAGCCTTGAAGAAGCTCAGGAATCTTCTGCTCATACGTATATCTGAGCATTTTCGCGGCATTTGCATAAGTCATCTTTGTAGCCATCTCTTTTTACCAATCAATGCCGAATACATTGTCCATCTTACCCGATTCAGCATGAGCAATAGCTGCTTCTTCCATAACATTTACTTCGTTCTCAGCCCATTCTTTTGTTCCATAATGATACGATTTTTTTACCGCCTCAGACAAGATTGGCCTGGACATCAAGCCCATTCTGACCATGTCATAAGCATCGTCTCCGCTCATAGGATCACCATCAATGGCATCTTGCTTCAATACATCCTCAACTTTGTCAGGATCATGAAGCATGCGTGAAATGGTGTCATAAGAGATCGGGCAAGTGTCAAAGATAAAGAACTTTGGCTTTGTCCTTCCCGAACCATGTTGCTGCCATGCAAGATAGTTTCTAAGCTGAGTAGCTCCTTGAATGCGATCAATCACAGCTTTCTTGAGCACCAAGCCATGCTTTAACCATTCTTCGGCGATTGTAGGCGGGCTAGATTCGTTCAATACCTGCTTCTTTGCCCAGCAATCCCAGCCAGCAACAATAGGATAGAGATTGTCAGTATCATTGTGTTTCTTGATCTCTTTTATGAACTGATCAACGCGCAATTGAGCGCGCACAAACTCACGATAAAGATAAACGTTTCCATCTTCGTCAACTGCGAACCAGCCAAAAGCGCCAGGATGATTGAAACCAAAGTCATAAGATCCAAATCTATTCCAATGTGAAGGAATCGTAAACGCTTTTACAACATGGACTTCTCTTCTGATCTCAGAGAAGAATTGGCCTGCGAAGATATCCCAATCACCAAATCGGTATGCTTTGCGTAGCGCTTCATTGGGCTCAGAATCGAGTTTATGTAAATACTCAGGGTCATTCTCAATTAGAGCCGCATTGTCAGTGATTAATGCTTGGATGAATGTATAATCATCGGCCCTCTCGCGTTCATTGAATCTACGCTCAATGAAGAGACGCTTAAGCCATGCATGTCCAATACCACCAGGGTTTCCGGTGAGTATGGCGCGCGGCTTGATTCCCGCTTTTGAAGAGCGATTGGAACCAAGCAAAGTACGAAACATCGCTTCTGTCCACTGTCCAGCTTCATCAATTGCCAAATCGTGGAACTCACGGCCTTGATACAAAGTAACGTCAGCTTCATTCTGACAATGGCAAAATTGAAGTGTCGAACCATTTGGAAGCGTAAGGAGCTTTTTGCCTTCTGACCAAAACTCCCTGAGTGATGGAAACTCTTCGAACAAAGGACGAATGTGGTTGCCTTCAAGTTCTCCATATGTGCGCCTGAAGATAGCTCCATAACTACCTTGAGACTCGAACCTTCGTAACAGCATAAGAAGCCGGAGGCCTTTGCTTTTCCCACCACCTTTTGCCCCCCCGTAAAACGTGATTGGAGTATCTTCAATCGCTTTCCGAAACAACTTTTGCTTCGGCTGTAATGCAATTCGGATCTCCATTTGTCTTTGCGCCATAGTCTTCCACAACTACTTTGATTCCGACGTTTAGAGTCACATCTGTTTTGTCTTCTTGAAAAAGTTTTTGATATCTGCCGAGAAGCTCAAGAGCTTTAGTCTTGTCGTAACGCTTAATCTTGAGAGAGCTGCCAGCTTCAGTAAATGTCTCGCTGATTTCAGAAATAGTAGCTGCAGCATCATCGGTTACTTCAGAGCTTGGCTTGAAACTAACTCCGCTTTGATTCCATTCGGCAAGATCCTTCATGTCTCCGAAAGCAATCTTGGCTAATTCGTTTAGGATTCGTTGCGGAGTAACACGGACTGAATCCATATATTGTTTGACGCGGAGCTTAATGTTAGCCTTACTTAACAATCTATGCGCTAAAACATGAGCGCTTATCTCAGAATAACCAGCCGCAATAGCGGCTTTTGTCCCATTGAAATCCTTGAGATACTCTATGAGAAATCGTTCTTCTCTTGCTGTGAGTTTAGATTCTGCAAGCTCTTTGCTCATTCAAGATTATTAAGAAAGCTTCACAATTTTGACACTAGTGTATGGGATAAGATGCTCGGAGAAGTTCCCGGCGCGTTCTGGTACACGAATGAGCAAGCCTTCATTTTTGATCCAAAGCATTTGAATGCCAGGGATACGGTGAAGATTTGACTCAGTATGCCCATTGAGACGAATGGCGGAATGAAGCTCGGCGGTCAAGACAGGCTTCTTATTGGTATCTGAGGAAGCGTAGGATGCTCTAGGTTCGCTTTTGTCGGCTTCCTTGGTGGGGGCGGTAGCAGCAATAGCTTCGGCGTCAATACGGCCAGCGGCTTCGACTTTAGGGGGGCGCCCACGGCGAGGAACCGGCTGATCAACTGTAATGGTCTGAATGGCCCCATCTACGATACGTTTTCCCGGCTGGTTAGCCTCGATTTTCTCAACTGACATTTATGCTCCTTAGATTCGGTATGGATCAAATGTTATTTGGTCAGGTAAAAAGTTCCTGACCATTTCTGTAATGTGCGTTACAAACTCAGTTTCTTTTGGGACGAGATCAGTTGCAAGTCCTAAACGCCTAAACGCAGGCTTACAATATACCCAATGTACTACTTTGCGATTAGGTTCGGAAACAGAATAGCCGCAGATGATGTCGGGATCTTCTAGGAGAGCGGCAATTTGAATGGTGCTAAACCCAATTATTTTTCTAATAACTTGCCTGTAATTATTGGTGAACTCTTCTTTTGAAGCTCTTGTTTTGAGTCCTATATTACCGAAATACATACCTGCGAGCCATGTTGAATAGATAAACTTTTCGTCATCTTCTTTTGGCTTTCTCATGCCAATGAGTGAAATAGCTTCGGGTTTCATGGGTAAGAACTTTCTTCTAGTTCATCTGTCATATCAAACATGGCTTGAGTGAGTTTTTGAAGCGTGAGGCGCACATTGTCTTTGTTTACCTTGTTTTGCTTTGTTCTAAGCTTTGTTGCGATCTCACGTAAGTAAAACCCATCCGTATGAAGTTCCCATATTGTCTTTTCAAGATCGCTTGCGAACTCATGAACATGCAAGAATATGCCGGCTAGGCGAAAATACTCTCGTTTTGCATTGTGAGTTTCATGAATGTTCTTTTCTTTATGACGCGCATGAAACCAGGTTGAATGCAGGACTTTCAGGTCTTTTTCGTTTTCGATATCTGAAAAGCCTTCCTTGGCAAGCTTCTTATACCACTTACTTTGTAGCCGCTTGAAGTCTTCCGTTTGATGGAATTTCATGAGCCGCCTTTGCGCCGATAGTGGCATCCAAAGGAGTAGCTGCATCCTGTTTTTTCTTTTCTTCTTCTTTTAAAGCTTGGAGTACTCCCCAAGCAACTTCTTGTGCTTGTTGGCGGCGAATGGCTGTAACCAGGGAATCGGGTTTAATATGCCAAGAATCATGCGGATGGCGAACAATGAGGCCGGCAACTGCGCCGCAATACTTCATGGCATTATCGATATTGGCGTATTTACCTAGAGCGTCGACCAGTTCATTGAAGTCATTTGGAGTGAGCGGGAGCTGGATCTCTTTTGAACCATCTTCAATAGTCATCGTTTTCCTCTTTTCTTAAGAATAGAGCATTTTACAAACATTGCAAACAAAAATTTACAGTCGTTTTTTGCTCAAAAAAAGATGCTTTTTATTTTGACATATGAACATATCGTATATAAGACATCCTCATGAGGACAAAAAAATCAAATCGAGTTGCAACAGTTCATATTGGAAAACGGTTTAGGCAATTCAGAAAAAAAAGTGGTTTGAATCAACTAGAAGTAGGTAAGCTTTTGGGACTTCATCAAGGTGCTATTTCTCGTATTGAAAATGGACGACAGAATTTAACTCCGGATCAGCTATTAAAAGCAGCGCGTATTTTTAGAGGTGGTATTTCTTTATTCTTTAAAGGAATCGATTCATGAACCATAAAACATACGAAACGGAATCAATCGGACCTTTACGTGAAGCCGAGCAGTCTATTCGAGATCAAAACGAAGCTTTCGATGCGTTGATTGAGCATTGTCACGGCAAGCCGTATTTCGTTCAGCGTTTTGCGATCACGCTCGACAATGCTCTTGATGAGATCGCTAAAAAATGGAGGACAAAATGACTCAACTCGCAAAACAGGAACCACAAAGTGCGATAACCGCCATAGAAAAAGTGCTCATTGGCGGCGACCTCGCTGCGCTCACCGCTGAGCAAAGGATGGTCTATTATCAAAAAGTCTGCGATAGCGTTGGCCTTAATCCGATCACTAAGCCCTTCGAATACATTGCCTTGAACGGGAAACTCGTGCTTTATGCCACGCGTGCTTGCACTGAGCAACTCCGCAAGATCAACGGCGTGTCGCTTAAGATCACGGCGCGCGAAAAGATTGGCGATGTCTATGTCGTAACAGCCCAAGCTCGGATGCCAGATGGTCGTGAAGACGAGTCAACTGGTGCGGTAGCTCTTGGCAAACTCGCGGGCGATGCCTTGGCCAATGCCTATCTCAAATGCGAGACCAAGGCCAAGCGCCGTGTCACGCTCTCTATTTGTGGTCTCGCCACGCTTGATGAGACCGAAGTCGAGACAATTCCAGGAGCAACAAGACCTAACTGGTCTACAAATGGACCGGCTGTACACCCGCAAGACGCTCACAATCGGCCTATAAGCTCATCTGAGCCAAAACAGACCGCCGAGCCTGAAGTCATGCCCAAAACGTCGCCAGCTGGCAAATTGGGCGGCTCAGGTGCCTTCTGTAAGATCTGTCAGACCGAGCTTGTGATCTCGAAGTCGGGAGCGGGTTATTACTGCCCGAGGTTCAAGGAATCGCCTGAAGGTGAGCACACGCGCATCAAGGCATCTGATCTTGAAGAATTCAAGGCTGAGCAAGACAACGGTGCCAACGAGGATGCATATCCAGCTCCGGAAGCTCCTCTGCCAACCGTCGATGCTGATCCAGGTGAGTTTGCGAGATTTGTTGGGAAGTAAAAATGAATCAGCCCGGCACTTTTTGCTTGCGCAATCGGTGTCGGGCTGAGTAAGGTTTCTTCTGCGACGAAAAAACTGATTGGCCAAGAGATACATCTTTTTTTCTCTCACACCAAGCAAAAAATTCGTCGCAGCTGAATAAAAAAGTCCAGTTTCATTAAAAACCATTTGGAGAAGTAAATGTCTGAAAAGAAGAAATCGGTTCGATACGTGATTTGTCGTTCAAATATGGGTGTTCATGCTGGTGAGCTTAACGAGAAAGAAAGCGACAAAGACACCAAGGTTCTACACAAGGTTAGGCGTTTGTGGCGTTGGTATTCACCAGGAGTTTCACTTTCTGAGATCGCAATCGAAGGTCCAGTGAAACATTCAGAGTGTAAATTTTCGGCTCCCGTGGCTCGAGAAGAAATTACTTCTCCAACAAACGGATTTGAAATCATTGATTGCACCGAGGAGGCTCGAAAAATCATCGAGTCCGTTCCGTCATGTCGATCGTAACTGAGGGCTCCGGCTACGGCTACGGCTCCGGCGACGGCTCCGGCTCCGGCGAC